ATAGCAGGCATCGTCATAAGACGGAACTAAGGGCGCGAGCGATCCCCTGAGCACAATACGGTTGCAACTCAACCGGTTAAGTGTGCACGATGCCGAACTTATCAGGCTGTACCTTGTCAGCTGGCACCTTTAACTAGGTGAACAGTTAATGACAAGAACAGTTGTTGTAGTTGTTGTCAGCTAGTACCGCAAGGGAACGTACGGATGACACAGCTTAGCCCGCCAGACTCCGGCTACGGTGCAGTGCTAAGTGCCAGACCTTTAAGGTCACAGCGTGGGAATAAGGGTAGGAGAACCCCCACTAGAGAGTAATGAAGCCCAGACAATAACTACAACAACGTAACTAGAACTGATCAGTAGAGTCGTTCTCTACATTTAACGACGCAAACGGTAGTCGTCACCGTGGCACGCAGTTAGTTACAGCTTTGCACTTGTCACTTTGCAGGCTTGTCCAGAGTATCTGTCCTTAATGCAGGTACGCTGGACAAGCTGGAGGCAATTCCCACGCCGTCGATTAACCGCCGATGGCGAATTAAGTCCCGCAACTAGGTGAAACTGTGCAAACTGTAGCTAACTTAGTGCGTACATTTTAGTTTCGGGTGACAATCCCGAACTGTATTAGGGCGGAGCCAGTTAATCACTAGCCTTGTCCGGATGTAGTCTTAAGTTTGATCCGATAGGATCATTTAGGATCATCGTGTTGTGTTCGATTCTCTCCCCAAGCTTATCAGTTTGGTGAGGGATTCTTCCCTCTTTGTTGTTAGCTGCCAGCTCTATTGCTGGCGAATGTTATGAACATCAAGACCAACAATCAACCACGCCGACTGCTGTTTGCGTGTGAGTTCTCTGGCGCTGAACGTGCCAAACTCCGCCAACAGTTTGACTGGATGAGTGATGAGGAGTTCGACTCCGATTGTTCTTTCTTTCGCTACAAAGGTTATTACTACAACCTCGCTGACTTTATGCGGGTTGATTCTTGTCTGGAGTCAGCACTTAGCGGTTGGCATGGTTACAGCTCCGACTCTTATTTCAGCGGTGTGCTGATCAAACTGTGCGGCGAGGATGTTATTGTCGGCCGTTACTATTCCTGACTGTAACTAACTCAATCCCATCGCTATCTGATCATGACTGAACTACGCGAAGCTACCTACACTCTGCCCGCACACTGGGCCAGCATCTTAATCAACCACGACTACACCGGCACAAGTGATGAAGAAGAACAGGAGATTGATAACTTTATCGATGGTGAGTTTGGTGATTCATTGTTCTGCACTGTAACTATTGCAGATTGGGATGAAGAACCATCCTTCCGTAAGTATCACGACGCGCAACCGTATGGTGTGCTCGCTTGTGACTGCATTAACTACACTTTCCTGTTCTGATCATGTTCCCTTTTGAAGTTACCAAGCTCTGCAAACAGTTCACTGGCCGCGTGTACTTGCAGAAAGAGAGACTCAATCAAGGCGGTTATACCAGCGATGGTATCTACTTTGGTGTGGGTGATCCGCTCTACTTTGCCCAAGATGAAGAAGGTCTGTGGGCAGACTACTTCCGGGCTTCATGTAGAGATGAAGCTATAGAGATCCTGCGTGATCGCTATCCGATTGCCAAGATCAAACGTTGATTCTCTCCCCCAATGATTCCGGAGCTGTATCGCAGTTCCGGTTCATTGTGTGAGGGATTCTCCCTCTTTGTTGTTAGCTGCCCGCCATGCTGGTGAATGTTATGAACCTGAGCCAATCCACGCAGCTCACTGCATCCCACGCAGTAGAGTATCTGATCAATGAAGACAATGGGCTGCTGACGTTTGAAGATCTGCAGGACATTGCCCGCAAAGGTTGTGCAGCTTGTGCACCTAACGGACTCACCTATTATCACGATACTTGGGAGTTCTTCATCAAGTTTGAAGACGATGTAGAAGATTATTTCTACGATAAGTACGGTGATGCTTGGCTAGAACGATTCGCCAAGAACAGCACAAGTGTGCGCGGCATGGTTAATCATATGGTGTGGACGTTTGTTAATCAGATTGCACAAGAAGTTACAGGCATTAAGTAACCCGCTACGCGGGGCCAACTCACACAATCACATCAACATCATGGCAACCATTCAACATCACTGTGCACCTAACGATCGCAACGGTAACCCTCAACGTTGTTATGTTCTACTTGATCTTGACGATGTAGCTGTAGCCGCATGGGATGAGGGTTACCTAGGTAACCTCGCTGTCCCTGGAATCTGGCGTGAGGCTGCATACAATGCGCCGCGCATTGAGTGTACAGTTGCAGCTTACCGTCACCTATTGCGTACATTGCCCGGTCCGGACTATGCTTACCAAGTCCCCGGCTACTCCCATCTCCGCAACCTGTAACTAAACCAATGTCAGATCGTAAGTACATCGTGCACGTTGAGACTGCAGATCGTGGCGACTTTAAGATTCACACACTGGCATCTAGTTGCCTAGAAGCTGAATCAATCGCCCGCCACTGTGTGCGCCAACAGTTCACCAACGACATCCTCAGTTCCCACGCTTGGCCTAAGTAAATGTACGACACTCGCACACACTTAAATAGAGACTTCATGCGTCGCATGATTCGTGCCTACGAGCAAGATCTCATGCAGTTAGTTGCAGATACTCCAGATCATCCTGGTGGTGATTGGGCAGTCGAACATCTAACTATGCTGGAAGACTTACGCGCCAAGACTTTTTCATCCTTCGAACAAACCATCACATTCTGATCATGATGTACAACCACATCCGTGACTTCCACAAAGACCAAATCCTGCACGTTGTTAACAACTACATGACATCAGAGATGCGCAACCATCTGATGCGCGAATGTCCGGCCGCATACAATTCACTGTGTGGTCGTGTAGTTATCACGTCGCAGGTACATGATACGGGCCGCAAGATCATCGAGCGCCCTATAGATGTAGACCTTAGCGAGTTTGATTGATCCCGCTAACGCGGGGCGCCTTCATCTACTACCAACAACATCACACAATGCTTGAACCTAACCTCGTCTTACTTGACTTCCACGGTGTGTACATCCCGCAGATGTATTGCAGCGATGCTGACGAACACTGGGCTGAATGTGTAGGCGTTGACTACAACGATGTGCTTACTTGTCAGACTGGCCCAGATCACGAATGGTATTGGGAAGCGTGGCAGAACATCCTAGACAATGCCAGCATAGTTAGTGACGGTGTTACCTGGAGATTGCATCAAGATGGTGACCTTTGGGAGATTCCTGATGGTTACACTTTCGATGACGATTGTGGTATCCCGATCACTCCTGTTTAACCCTGTGGTTGCCCACGCCGCCTACACAAACTAACTCCAATGAATCACTTCCCTTACGACATTTATCAGTTGGATTCGCATAGCCTGGCCTACCATTCCCTCGCACAATTCAAACAGATTCTCCTTAAAGAGGAGATGCCTGATGACGTTGTCTACTTAATCGAAGACAAGATCATCCCAGCTCTTGAAGGTATTGTCTCCCAAGATTACTGACTCTTAACTAACCCAACTCGCACAAACATCATGCGTAAGATCGAATCACAAATGTTGCTCGCAATCCACTCTAAGAAAGATTGGAAGTGCGCCAACACACAAGTCTCTGTAACTTATTTCGCCCACGCTGATCGACTCATTGATCGCACAACTGTATATCTGCACGGTAGCCCAATCGCTCAGATCAGCCCCGATACAGTTACGATCTGCGACTATGGTTACCAAACACCTACAACTAAGTCAAGACTAAATGCTATTCTGCGTGAGCTGTGCGGCGCTGGTATCTACCAGAAGAATCACAAGTGGTTTGGCACAGCAATCGAAGAAGCTGATTGGGAGATCGAAAAGAACTCCCGTCACTGTTTTGTGCGAGGTTGATCAGCGTGGCTTACTACATCCAACGACGAGATTACACCAACACCGTGGAAACAATCGATGAATTTGAAACAGCTAAAGAAGCCTACAGAGCCGCACGTGAATATAACTTGGCGGATCCCACGGCTGTCCATTATGTGGCTAAGAGAGCCTGTAAAGCTTGGCTAGAAAGCGCAGCCTAAATCACTATCCCGCGGCGCGGAGCCGCCGCATAGTATTCTATCGAGCGTACACAATGCCGTACTTCATTCAACGTAGAGACAACGATCGACTCGAAACTGTTGATCAATTTACAGACAGCAAAGAAGCTTTTGCTGCTGCTCGTGAGTACAACCTGAGCGATTCGTTCGCCCATTACTATGTCACCCGCCAACCATGCCGAGCATGGAATGACGAGGATTGATGATAGTCCCTTTGCCCTCTACCCCTTTTCCCAAATGACACCTGACGTTGAAGCGTTACTTGATTTAGTAACGCCTTATCTTCTAGAACAAGTTATTAAGTACAATACAGATGAGTTTGACTCAGTTTGGGAGCCTCAGCACATTGAAGCCGTTAACAACATTTGTGAGTACATCGAGCAGACATATGGGCAACGTATAAACGGCAGTTTGTTCAGAGCTGCTGCAAAGCTCAAAGCTCGCATCAACCAAATTAACTAAGAGGTTACTCAATGGCTTTTTTAATGATCGGTGGATTTCTGATTGGTCTAGGGTGGGCCACCAAGCTTCCCCTGCTGATCATCTTGGGCGCTCTGTGTTTCTTCCTTCCTAGGCAATCCTAAAATGTAGTGGACTATGCAGGCTGTCTAGTTAAGCTGGATGGCCTACTTAATTTGCCACGGTCTGCCGTGACTGATAACAATCACATCTGGTTTCAGATTCCCGAGCATTGGGTTGATGCTCTGATTAACGATGACGAAACACGTCTAGATGTTTCTGCACAGGAGCTCAAAGGATACAGGCAGTTTATGTACCACTTCGTGGAAACCAGCGACATTCTATCCGTAGGACAATCGCCATACTTCAGCAAGCATCACGATGCGCGACCTTACGGAGTGTTACCCTGCGACGTTGTGGACGTGAAAATCGGTTATGATTACGATCCTTGCTGAGAAGCGCACGGGGGTCTAGCAATCTAGTGAATGCAGCGAACTCATAATTCGCCATAGGTGAGTGCAATCCTCACGACCCTCATCATTACACACAATGTTCAAACCAGGAACAAGCAACGAAGCCCTAAGCTGCCCAAAGTGCAAAGCGGTAGCATTCAGAACAATCGAAACAAGAAGGAACAAGTACAAAGCGATCAGACGTCGCAGAGAATGCGCAGAGTGCAGCTACAGGCTGACAACGTATGAAGTATCACAGGCTTTCTACGAAGAAGTTATCTTTTTCAGAAAGATAGCCGAGCAGATCATGAAGAGGAAGTTCAATCCTTTAGCTGAAAGCCCCTGCGGGAGTTGCGAGTACAACCTAAACGGTAGGTGCAACTTTGATTTTCCAGAGTTCGATACGGAAGACGCTGCAGATTGCAGCTTCAATACCGCAAGAAGCTAACTAAGTGAAAACCCTAGAAATTCACGTTAAGTTAGAGCTTATTCTAAAATGTTTTCCTATGTGGTTTTAATCCATACATACCAGTGTGTACCTTGTAACTAACACAATGCAAAAGTCAGCGTGTGCTAACCTAACTGAGCTTTTAACTAAACCATGCAAAAGGAAACTAAAGCAGCGCAAAGCTTCGATGTGTTTAGTAACAAAACCGGTTCGTGGAAATTTCTGTGCGCAGTGGAGGCTCAAGACACTAGGCACGCAAAGGAAATCGTCATGAATGAGCATCGCATCTCAAACTGGCACGGCCTCTGCGTGTATCCGACCAAGTAGCAGGCGCACCTATTTACAGGACTGCTCTGCAGTGCTACTATTTACGGGCGGCACCGGCCCTGAACGTGGTGCGCATCCAACAACATCACATCGCCATGACGATCAAACTACCTTCTATCCTCAAGCTCGCTGACACAGCAGCATCAGCCTGGTCCGAATGCGACGTGGCTTTAGTTCAAGTGAACGAAGCTTTCGGGACTCCCTTCGAAGCTGCCCGAGACAATCTGCTAGCTGACGTTCAGCAAGCGGAAAGCGAGGGTTTCGATCTCGGTCTCTTCAGCGGAGCCGAAAGTAAGTTCAAGTTCCCTCAGTACAAAGCGAACATCATTGTGCGGGTAAGCAGAAAGCCCACGCCGCACTCGAAACTTGAGAAACTAGCCGCCAAGGTTGAAGACCTTGAGCAACAACTCAAGCTGGCAAAGCTTAAGTTGAAGCAGCAGGCTGAACTGCTGGTTCAGTCAGGCGAATGTGACCAAGTCACAGACAAAATTTCTCTCGCATTTACCCGACTCAAATGACTGACCGTGCAGCTAACGCAGGCGCCGCGCTTATCGCTTCGATTGGCATGGCGTTTGCTGCCCTGGGTCTCATAGGAGCACATCCTTCTATGACAGCCCACCATCAACATCCCACTAGCGAAACATCAATCGAGTGCAAACAATGAATCATTACTTTCTCTCGTGTTCAATCTCCGGCACAGTGCGTCAAAGCGTGCAAATCGCTTTCGATGATCTAAAGCTTCCGGATCAAACTATCCGCACGCTTAAAGAGAAGAACACGGTCTCTATCCGCCCGTCGCTTTCTAACGCATTGAAGGGCAAACTTGACTCGCTTCGTTCTCTACAACGTGAACTGTACGACGAATGCACAATTCACTTCGGCGACGCACACTTCGTAACGGAAAACTACTTCTACAAAGCACACGAATACATCAAAGATATCAAGTATGCGACAGAGGTAGCTAACAACGAACTCCGTGAACTTTGGGATCAAGAGTACGCAGCGTGGCAAGAAACAGCAGAGAACATTCTTCGACCGCTGTTTGATGATGAGCAGGAATACGATCTTGCTTTCCAGGCATACATGAAAGTATTTCCTACAAAAGCTGCGTACCACGCCCCGATTCGTGTTTCGGTTGTAGGCCCCCTCCCTGTTGTTCTTGAGGTTGCCGATGAGCCTGTCCAGGGCGACATTCAATCACTCCTCGCCTATGAGAACAACATCAACACTGCGCAAGTTCTTGAAGCTGCTAAAGCTTCAGCTGCTGATCGAGCACTCACGATGGGCGCCGAACTGCTAGACGATCTTGATGCTCGCAACATCACAAAGATCGGTAAGCAACAAACAGGTTCCGATAAGAAGCGTGGTTCGTGGGAGATTACAGCAAACAAACTAAAGCTCATCAGCGACTCCGTTCCTGGTTTTGAGGAGTTGGCGGTGCTATCCACGCGGCTTTTGCAGTGCGGCAAACTGCTGACTTCGCCCGACAAGTCCACCTACAGGCAGGCGCAGCAAGAGTTCCAGGTGATTCAATCCTCAGTTCGCTCTGAGTTGGAATCCATCTGCAACAATCGAGATCAATCGAAGGGTCTCGAAAAGCTCAAGCAATCCCTTGCACTCTCTTCTAAGTACAAAACCCTATGTGAACGCATTAAATCAACCGAGAACGTCTCTCATCTGAACCTGCTAGTAGCAGAAGCAAACACTGAGATTGATGTTTACGAGCAACGCTCCAAGCACCTTCGCAAACTGATCGAACGCCGCAAAGAACTGATCTCCGCGTCGGCAGACAATCTCGATGGGTTGATTGCTGACGTTAAAGACAACCCAAACACTGAAATTGCAGTTGACTTCTGATGTACCGAACTCTCTACGTATTTCAAACTGACAAAGGTTACTTAACTGAAGACCGCACAACTACGACCGATCCCTTCGAAGCGATCACTTTTGTGGATTTCGATTCAGCGTGTAAACGTCTAGCTGCTGCTAGCGGTGTATACGCCGGCGAGGTAAACATCAAACCCGTTCAAGCTCAATTCCCTAAGCCTCTAAACAAATGAACACCAAACTCTTCACTCAGCTTCAAAACTTTCGTAGCGCTCTTAACTCCGCCACGCTCGAACGAACAGACGTTATTGATGGTCTGCTCAGCTGTCTAATCTCTAGGCAAAACGCATTTCTGCTCGGTGCCCCTGGCACCGGCAAATCCGATCTCGTTCGCAACATTTGCAAAGGTATTACAGGAGTCAACTACTTCGGTTACTTGCTGACTCCTACTACCGACCCTTCGGAAGTATTCGGACCTGTCGCAGTAACAAAACTGCTGAAGGATGAATACGAACGTGATACCGATGGTTACCTCCCCTCGGCACACGTCGGCTTCCTGGACGAGCTGTTCCGTGGCAGCTCAGCCATCCTCAACTCTTTACTGACCCTCCTAAACGAGAGGACTTTCAACAACGGCAAATCAACTATCATCACTCCTCTGCAGAGCATCGTCGCTGCAACCAACAGCTGGCCCGAGGAGGAGTCACTGCAAGCTTTCAGCGATCGTTTTCTATTCCGTCCGACGGTCCACGCACTCAAGAAGCCCGCTTCGAAGCGGATTCTGGATCAATGGGCATTAGGCATCGAGCAGCGTCCTGCCGTCGGCGAGCACCTTTCGCTCGAACAACTAAGCGAGCTTCAGGCCGAAGTAGATAAGGTCAAGATCTCCGATGAGTTTTTAGACAAGTTCACTTCTGTGTGGGAGCTCCTGGCTCAGCGAGGCATCCTGATCAGCGATCGACGTCGCGTTCAGATCCTTAAGTTCCTGCGGGCCTGGGCTCTGGTTCAGGGCGACGACACAGTGCATCCTGAGCACATGCACAACAGCATCGTACACATTGTGTATAACTCCCCTGACGATCAGGATGTTATACGCGAAGTGCTTGATCAAGAGATTCCCACGGCGGCTCGTTTGTTCGGCGACGCCAAGCGAGCAGCCTCAGGCGTCATGGCTGAGTTTCAGAGCACTGTGCATCGCAGCCGTGGGCAGAACCTTGAGGGACTAAACGAATACGTAGTAATGCTGCGTAAATACCATAAGGACGTAGGCACCATCAAATCAAAAGTCGATGAGCTCTTGACCAGTGATCGCGTTAAGATCGGTGCATCTGATCGTATGAACGGCGTAAAGCTCACACAACAACTTCAGAACAACCTAGACACCATCGCCCGCGAAATCTCAGAGGTAGCTCAATGACACAGACACGCCGCGAGTTCCTTCGCCTCATCGAGAACGAACCACTAACTCTGGGCTGCAGCGCTCTCGCCGACTTCCTCTGGGAAGATTTTGTGCGGGACCAGCGCCCCAGTGTTAATTATTTGATCAACACTTACAAAATTACGCAGCTGAGCCGATTTGGAAAAGAAATTTTCGAGCGGCTGTACAACGAAGACAACGTTAAGTGGCTGATAAGCGAGCAGGATGTTGAGGACTACTTCAGAGCAGTCTGTAACGGCTTGCCGCCTAAAATGCCAGAGGGGTACAAACCCGAGAACGGTGTGTGGTGGGCGATCATGCAGGAGCTCACTAACGCGGCGGGCTGGCCCTATCTGCTGAACCGGTGCGTCGGGGATCAATTCGCATCCGGCAATAATGCTGTGATGCTGCTTAACGAGCTGGCCGAGGAGATCGAACAAGCAATCGCCGAGGGCACGTTCGACGTAGAGCTGCTGACGCAGGCGGGAGAAAAGCTGCAGGAACTGCGCGACAAATTCCGACAGGCCGTGAAGGAAGGACAGACCGACAAGGCTGCGAGCTTCCGTCAGCAGGCGAAGGAGATGATTAACCAGATCAACGACGCTGTACAACAGACAGCTGAACAGATCGGTGCTCAGACCGGTAATGCAGTGGATCGGGTTAACAAGGCCCACGACAAGCTTCAGGAGCAGATAGGCAACCTGTTCGGGGACACAGCAGGCACGGGCACGTCGACAGGAACTCTGGCCGAGAAGAAAGCCCTAGCCAAGCGCCTTTCGAGGAACCAGACCCTGCGCAAGGTGGCTGAGCGCTTAGGCACACTGCGGCGGGTATGGGCGGAACGCAAACGGGCTCGTAGGGCAAAGAGCAATTACGAGAACATCGTCGGCGCCAAGTTTGATAACAATGTCGTGCAGGCGTTCCCTAGCGAAATTGCCTTAGCGGCTACGCCGCAGGGCCGCGCATTATTTGCTCTCAAATACTCAGAACGTACACTCCTTACTAAAGACTACACTGCAGACCGTAAAGACCTTGGTAAAGGTCCAATCGTGATGTACGTGGATGTATCCGGTTCCATGACAGGTGCTAACGAGATTTGGTCTAAGGCCATCACGTTCGTCATTGCGGAGGAAGCACTCAAACAGAACCGAACAGTGCAGATCAACCTGTTTGATACGCACATTCAAAACTCCGTCACGATCGCTCCTAACAAAAGCGATACTGGAAAGCTGCTGGACTTCGTGGGCGACTGGTTCTTGCAAGGAGGTACCAGTTTCAATAGCGTGATCGGCCACGCTCTCTCGAACGAGGAGCTAACTAAGAACAGTGACGTGCTGATGATCACGGACGGGGAGTCTTCGGTAAACGACGCGTTCGTAAAGCGCATCAATTCTTTTAAAGATGACACAGGTACACAGTGGACCACATTCTGCATCGCTCGCTACCTGCCGCCCATCGTTGCTACATTCAGTGACGAAAGCTACCTCGTAGACACATCCGATGACAATAATGTCGTCGATGTAATTCAGAAAGCGATCCGATGACCGAAGATGCCGGCCAGATCTTTAAAGGTCTGATCAATGAGTACAAGGGTAAAGCAGAGCGCTCTGACCAGCAGCAGGCGGGTATGCCAATACCTCCCGGTCTGGGAGCCTTCTGGCTTGACTCTGAGACAGGCATCCTTTACATCGCATCAGTAGGTGACGATGGTGAAGCTTTATGGCGACGTATGGAGGATGTAATGGGTCCTAAACCTCTGAAACCTCTAAGTGCAGACGATCCCGATCAGTTTTGGATTTGACTCAAGGGTTGCACCCTTAGTGAAAAGCTACTATGGTCTTCTTGTCAAAACCCTTGGCATCCATGTTCACATACACACTGAAAGGGAACGCTCTCACCAAAGACGAAGCTGCTGCCCTCGTAGAGGCTTCCTCAACCACGCCGGTTGAGATCGAACTTTCTTCGGTCTTAAATCTCCGCAAGGTGGACAGCGCAAAGCTGTTCAAAATGTCTGTAGAGAAGAAACTGCCCGAACTGGCAAGCTTGGCGTGGAAAATCTCGGTAAACGACGCACCGAAAGCCGCGAAGATCACCAAGTCTGGGGTTGAAGTAGTCAGCCTCAGGAAGTCTACGGACAAGCTGCTGGAGGACCTCCACAAAACGAATGCCCTGTGGGGCGCTGGGGCTGCCATGATCCTGTCCAGCTGCAGTAATGAGCAGTGGTGGACCCTGCGGCAAGTCGCAACCTACTGGGTCAACAATCTCGATAGCAGCCCTCGGTCAGTGCTCTACCAAGGCTTCGAGATCATGAACGGGACTTGGGAACCGAAGGAACTTCGTGCGGGTGTTGATCGCCGCGAAACTTTCCACGTCTCACCTGTTTATATCTGTCTGCGTGATGCGCTGCATTGGCTGATGGATAACGGTCTCGTCGATCGCACGAAGAACGTTTCCAAGGGAAGCAGCAACCCCAACGCGAGTGTCAGCGTTCAATCAATGTCCCGCGTGTATTACGCGATCAAGCTGACTGAGCGGGGACGGCAACTCGTGGAGATGTGGGGCGACATCAACACCTTTGTCGAAAAGGCGTTCGAGTCCCGTTTGCGCTAATCCCTAGTACACTACCCAAACGCTTTGTCAGCCCTGCGCAAGCGGGGCTTTTTACTATGAAAATTAAAGTGATCACAGAAACTGAAAAGCAAGAGCAAGCAATTCGGGAATTAAACGAGATATCCAAAATCTGTTTGGATACTGAGACCACGGGGCTCCAAGCAACTCTGGCTAAATGCCGTCTGCTGCAGCTATGCGATGCTTCGCCAGACGTTGACGACCGAACGGTTTACGTTTTTGATCTGTTCAAAGTTAAGCCCGACAAAAAACTTAAAGACCTTATAGAAAGTCGCGATCTCTTGGTTATACACAACGCGAACTTTGACTTGCAATTTCTTTATCAACTCGGTATCGATTACAAAGGTAAAGTCTTCGACACCTACCTGGCAGAAAGAGTACTTAGGGCGGGTTTCAAAGAAAAGAGGATTTCTCCGCAAGCGAACAAGCCCTATTTCGCAGACGTTTCTTGCTCACTCAAAGCAGTAGTAGAAAGACGGTTAGAGCTGCAGATAGATAAAGAACAGCAGGTATCTGATTGGGGCGCCGTTGATTTAGATCTAGAGCAAATCGAGTACGCAGCGAAGGATGTCGACCTGCTTCCAAGAATTGCCGCCCTTCAAATAGAGGAACTTAAGCAAGAAGACTTGATGGGGATCTACAGCCTCGAATCCAAGGTAATCAGACCTGTAGCTCGAATGTGCTACGAAGGTTTCGCTGTAGACGTAGAGAAACTTAAAAAGTTAGAAGTAGAAATTCAGAATGAATTAGACGAAGTAACTAAGAATTTTGTGGAAAATTTGGATTCTCGTCTGCCGGAAGAGCTTAAGCTGCCTCGCTGTGTGGACGGTTCGCTTTCTATCGGTAAGAAACCTAAAAAAGAATTTAATCCATCTAGCACTACACAAGTCTGTAACGCATTTACAGCGTGCGGCATCGATCTTCCTGAAGACGATAAAACGAAGAAGAAAACATTAAGTCAGATCGCTCTCTCCGAGTTCAACAGTGATGATCCCACGCTGGCTTTGTACAGACAGCGAGTAAAAATCGAAACTAAATTAGAACACATTACGAAGCTAATAAGCAATATAAATCCGGTAACCAATCGTATTCACAGCTTCTACAACCAATTCGGCGCGAACAGCGGTCGTTTCACTTGTACCGGGGCAAAACAAAGAACCAAAAAAGCTGCGAAAACAACTTATGCGGTAAACCTACAGCAAGTTCCCAGATCCAAAAATTTCAGGGAATGCTTTGTTGCAGGCCCAGGCCGCAGGCTTGTTATCTGCGACTACTCACAAATGGAGCTGAGACTATTAGCGGAGCTGGCCGATATACCAGAAATGCAACAAGCTTACAACAAGGACATAGATTTGCACACATTAACAGCAAGTCTTATGAACGATTGCCGCATCGAAGACGTCAGTAAACAACAAAGACAAATGGCTAAAGGGGCTAACTTCGGAATGATCTATGGAATTGGATACGCAAGATTTAAAACTTATGCTGCCGCTTCTTTCGGGTTGATGCTTAGCCTTTCCGAAAGTAAAGTTACACACGCCAAGTTTCATTCGTCATATCCACGGTTGCGTCAATGGCACAGAGAAAGGGGCGCACTAGTTCAGGACGGTTGGTGCTTCACCCGAACTGCTTTAGGTAGACGACGTCTACTTAGCTACGACGACGCAAAGATGACCATCGCGGCGAACACTCTTATCCAAGGAACAGGTGCAGACATCTTGAAAGTGGCTTTGGGGGAACTAAATGAATATGTGGACGACAAGGTTAAGTTAGTAGCGGTAGTACACGATGAAATCGTTCTGGAAGTTAAAGAAGATTTAGCAGCGGAGTGGCAGTCAAAGCTGTCCGAGATGATGGTCAGAGCCGGCGATAGCGTCTTCAAAAAAACGATGCTCGTAGCGGAAGCAGGAATCGGAGACGACTGGTCTGCCAAATAGCAACTAAGTCAGTATGTTTGTGGTACATTAATAACCACTTATGTAAGTACACATTCACATGGAGCGCATCTTGAGCATCCCTAAAACCATCGAAAAAGAAGTGTTTACCCTCAAAACCGACGGTAAATATTACGGAATAGTTCAAGGGGCGGATGAATTTTTTGTTTGCCCCGAAGAATTCGATTCTCCTCTTCGCGCTGCTAACCACGCTCGTTCTGTAGCCAGGCAACTAAGAAAAGAAAACAAACTCGGTAGCACAGCACACATCTTAAAAAAAGTAAAAGCGCCGGTAATTCGTTCTAAAGTACTTAAGAAAAAGGAATTATTTACCGAGGCTGAGGTGGCCAAAAAGACGCATCTGCGTTTTAGAGAAGTTTGGGTCCTCCTCAACCCCGAGGGTTGTTTTGTGATGGAAGCTATCAAAAATAAAACACTCGTTCGCTATAGCGCTAAAAAGGAACAAGCTATGGTGTTTAGTTCTTACGAAGATGCTTTGTATACCGCTAATACGTTAGATATGGTCGTCCGTAAAGGCCATAAGCTGCGTCGCTACTTCGAAAAACACGGTTAGTTTTGCTAACCTAGAAATAAGATTAGGCTTCTGGCGTGACTTCTACCCCCGCTTACGGTTTCCGCATCCGCCAAGGTGGCGCCGGTCCCATGCAGACCGCAGTCCAAACCGGCGACATTAAGGATATTCAAACTCTCTTATCTCAGCGGTACCCCACGCTGAAATTTGATGCGCTAACTGAAGAACCGGAAGAAGTAGCTAAGCCAGAAGAACAAGTAACAGCTGTGTCGACAACTCCGGTAACGGAGACTACAGGAGAGGAGACAACCGCCAGTCTTTTCGAAGATTACATGGCGAATCTGCCTGCCGTCACACGGCCTCTTGTTACAACAGATTACAAAGGCGTGCGCGGCGGTCGCGTAGGCGCAGGTAACTACAGCACGGCAAGCATTATTCCAGGCGCTCAGGTTTCGACTCCTGCTCCTGCTGCTCCTGCTGCGACCGGAGGGGGAGCAACCTACAACGCTCCTGTAGTAGGAGGCAACTGGGAACAATATTACGGCGATTATTACGCAGGAGACGTTAATTATGGGACTATAGGTTACGGTACTGGCGAAACTACGAGTACTGCCGCTCCTGCTGCCGCACAAACCGGCGGTTTGACTCCAGCATGGGCCAGGACTGACAGTCAACAGGCCAAGACCACGCAAAAAGCAAGTGCTGGTATGGTTCCATCGACAGCGAGCTACGGTTCTTATGTGGCTCCTTCGAGTCCTCAGGCTCCCGCCACGGCGCAACGTGCTTCCCAGGTCGTACAAGAAAGAATATCGTCCGGATCCGGTCAAGGAGCTAGGGGCGCCGCCGCAGCAGCAGGCGACCCCGGAAAAATGGGATCCAATGCCGCTGCCGCTTTGATTTCAGAAGGCGGCCGCAGCTCAGCCAAAGCAGCGTTAAAACAAGCCGAAAAAGGAAATATCGAGCTTAGTAACCAAGCTCGTAAAGCTTTAGAGAAAGCAGCAGATAGGAAGAAGAAATAACGTTTGGAAAATCACAGCATACTATTTCAATTAAAATCCAAAAAGCTTTCGCTCCCTGTGTGTGCGTCTGATACGGCCCACGCGCAGGGACAAGCTTTGGATATCGGACGTGCTTTGGATTGCGACCGTTATGAAATCAAATACGGCGCTGCAACTGAAGGAGCAGTGTCCAAACTTTTTAAAAAATTAGCCTTCAATGAATTCAGTCAACAACAGTGCGAGCTGTGGGGAGGATCCTTCACAAACAACACACCGTGCTTTTACGCTTTTGGAAAAAGATATTACGTACGAACAACCATACTTAAATATCTAGATATACCGCGTGACGGCGTTATCCCGAAGCCTCGGTGCAAAAATGCGCACTGTATAAATCCGTATCACTTTGAGTACTGTGCGGAGAAAAACACGAAGTTGTCAGGCGGAGACGTTCGAATGCTGCTAGCCTTCCAAAGCCAAGGCGCTTCTGCAGCGCAGATCGCCAAGGCACTCAACGTACACCGCTCAACGATTTACAGGAAGCTCAAGGATGAACGTCTTCATTCTGGGACTGCGCGTCACGTCTGAAGCGCAGACCGACGAAGAAACCCTCAACGTTTTGGCAGAGGCGCTGCCGTCCAACGACAAGCGCGTCGCGACCAAAGTCCAGCTGATACAGAAGAAAGACCATTACGTCGGCAAGCTTCTAGCCGGACTCAAGAAAGACCAGACTGTTCTTGCTTTGGGTCCAACCCGAGCAACAGTAGACGGAGTGCTTCAGATGCAGCCGATGTTGGTTGTGACTCAGGAAAACTTCGACGATCTGCTCGCGATCAACCTGTTCCTAGCCACGGGTGGACTCGGCCCTAAGAGCGATGAAGCAGAAGTAGGCGACTCGACGGTGACAAACCGTTCGCTTGCATGGCAAACCGAAGACAACGAAACACAGTGGTTTAAAATCACGGCATGGAATGAACTCAGTAAGCAACTTAGCGATCTTGCGCCTGGCACGCCAACAATCGCTGTGGGTCGTGTATCTACTTCCGAGAAAGACGACAAGAGCTATCTGAACTACAACCTCGACAAAGTTCTTTATCTTCCTAAATCCTCTCGCAAAGCTCCGACTAAAGCCGCCGATCCCGAAAAAGGAAAAGTAGCTGCCGCTGCCCTTGGATCTATTGACTTCTCGCTCTGATTTCTACCGCTTACCGAACCATGTTTATCGCTGGCGAATTCTCCGAATCGGAAATTCTGTGCAACATTCCTCCGCACACACTTCGCATTGATCTTCAAGCTCGCCGTTGGAAGTCTGACGTCGACTCTGAATCAGCCATCGTCGACCGTAACGACAACGGCATTCCCATCGAGTTTATCCTCTTGGGTTTCAGCCCCTTTTACGGGAACCTCGGGATGCGCCAAGGCGAAGAGTTTCTTCGCATTGCCTACATAGGTGTGACTCCGAAACACCGGCTGCTTCCCCCACGCTGCGTCACAACCAGCATCATTAGCGGTAAGTCCTCCCAAAAGAACTTCATCGCGTACTTCCAGAACTTGTACAACAACCGAATCAACTGTGCTTCGGTCGTCACCGGCACTAAATTTGAGCCTCGCTCCTTCAACGAGCGTGATCCCATGACCGGTGCTGACGGCGCCAAGATCAATTACAACGCTCTGGCGTTCAACGATCGTCCCGCTCAGAACGACGACGAAGAGCAGCTGATCAAAGACGTCAATGAGTGGCTCAAGAACAAAGGTGCAGAGCAGGCAAGCTCGGCGCTTAAGTCAGTTATCCCTGGTGCTGACTTGATTGAGCTGCCTCTCGGCGAAGATCACAAGGCACTCAAAGAGGCGTTCCAAGCCTCGCGGCAAGCGGTATCGACCGAGATGTTGGCGTCGGCTGGCGACCCCAAAGCTATCGCTTCAGCAGCCGAACCTCCGTCGGCAAAAAAAGCTGTAGAGCTGACACCCGAACAAGCAAAAAAGCTCGGGATCGATTTTTGACCTACACTTAGGCAGAAGCCAAGGTCCTAGCCTCCTACGCGGAGGCTTTTTTTTATGAGAAAAATAAAGACGTACAGAACAAAGCACGACAAAGTTTGGATCACGATTTACTTGGAGGATCACGGGTTCGCTTCGAACCTCGGCTTGATCCTCTACAAAAGCAAGCGTGCCCAGAACGATTGGTATCAGCGGAAGAAAAACCGCCGTGCACGCCGAGCAGCCGCGACACATAATGTTGCCGATCTACGTTGTTGGGCAGCTTGCGCTCGTCTCATCAGTCGCGTTATGGCCTCACATAAAGGAAAAATCTACGCCTTTCCGGATTTTTCGGATCGCGAAGTTCTCACTAAATATCTAAGGCGCTGGGGCTTTGAGTATTCAGACGGATTCTGGGTCCGTCTTTAGCCCACCGTCGGATCCCTCGTAAAGCTCGTCAAAAGCCGGTAACGTAACGCCGCTTCGAGCGCACCAGTTAACTAACCTAGTAAACAGACCGCCCTTAATCAAGTACAAGCGATGCACGTCAGTAAGAACTTTAACTAAAGCAGCCTTGTCCAGTTTTTCAGCATCCCGAATTACACGTTGATGCAAGAAGCTTTGTTCGGCTGTGAGTTCAAACAGACGCATGAGACTCAAAGACTCTTTGTTAAGGCTAGACGCTGTAGCAGTGACCAAGAGTAGAATTCAGCTTTTCCTAACGTAATCACATCACAATGAGTACAAACTTTTACCAGCTGCCTCCTGGTCTTGTAAGAGCACTATCATCAAAAATCCCTCTGTCCGGCAAGTTGCTTTTGCCTTGCGACGACGGAAACCAACTGGCGCAACAGCTCGGCCAAGTGCAGCTGACTTCGGACAGCTATGAACCAGGGATGCACGTTTTCGATCCCCTGTGGTGGACTCCCAAACAAGGCGTCTATGATTGGGTTATTGCAAACACAACAGGACTAAAAGAAGAAACTCAGTACATATTAGACTACGGTATAGCAATAGCAAACGAAGGAGTAATCGTACTAGATCGCTTGAGCTTCCTTGAGCCGGTGACAAAACGAAGGAAGTTCCTGCAAAACAATAAGTTGTCTGATCTGCTCATTCTGTCCCCACGCCCGAAATTCAGCTCCATAAGCAAAGCGCGTGATTCAGTAACGTCCGCATGGTTTGTCTTCAAGAGTCCCACTAATTGGTTTGATGGCACAAACATCGAGTATCTTGTAGATTGGCAGGCAGTTCCGCCATTACCTTCAAATCAAAGTGCATAAGATTGAAAAGCTGCACCGCGAACTGCTCGAAAAGCTAACGGAGACAAACCGTGCTCTGGATCGAATTGCAGCCCTCCTGGTGTCAAGTCAACTCCTCCAGGAGTGTGTCAGCCCAGAAGGTGAAGTTAGAAGCGCCGAAGACTGCGCTGAAATCGTTACTGATTCGTATGGTGCTGGACTGTGCCTTCAAGAACAAATGAAAGGCACGCAGAAAGACTTTGCATATCAGGTAGATGAGTTCTACATCTCCGATGAAGAAGACGATGACGACGAGGAGGAAGACGGCCCTCCGCCGAATATTGCATTGCGTTTTTAAATCGCTGACTTTCCTTTAAACTGATCGAAGAAGCAGGGCGGCACTCGTCGTCTTTATAACGTGTCTAGTAGTACTCGGGTTACAGTAAACGGTCTACGTCATTATCGCTGCGAAGGTGTTAGTGTTCCGCTGCCGTCAGTTACATCAATCTTGTCGGCCACGCAGAGCGAGGAGACGCGGCGGAAACTAGCTCACTGGAACGCGCTTAACCCAGGTAAGTCGGAGGCGGCCGCTGCACGTGGTAGCTGGATACACGAAGCCGTAGAAAATCATGTGCGTGGTATTACTGTACACCCTAGAGAAGATCTAAAACCCTTCTGGAAAGACGTACCGGAAACCGTCGACGAACTGATCGGCACAGGCCGAGTGCTGTGGTCAGAGAAACCGATGAACCAGCCGACGTGGAATCGGTATGTCGGAGAAGACGGCGTAGGACGCATACATTATTACGACAGCAATAAACAGCACGGGTGGGCTGGGTGCTGCGACATCATCTACGAAGACAGCAACGGCGAAATCATACTTGGAGATTTTAAAACATCTGTAGGACCCTACAGCGCTAAGTTTCCATCTTCTAAATCGAATATACCTGAAGATCTACGCAAAGCACTGATCAGTGGAGTTTTCAAACTCAAGAAAACAAAACTTCAGTTAGCTGCCTATACAATCGCCGCCGAAGAATGCCTAGGGATTAAGATAACGAAGACTCAGATCATCGTGTCCACGCCGCTGCCAGATTACAGCGTCCAAGTCTTTTCATTCGGTGAAAACGAAATTGAAAGAGATAAAGACAACTGGTGGGAGATCGTACGCAAGTACTACGACATGCACGAATTAACATAGTGATTCTCATCTGAGACGATCAATCCTAGAGAGAATCCGTTAATCCAGAGCATTTAGTGCTCATTACGGTTTTCTGTGTCAGAATGTCCGGGCCACAAGGGGTCTCATGCGGTTCAGTTATTCGTTCAACGAGAAGGTCCGCGAATACCTGAACCCCAAAACGGGAAAGATATCGGCTGACGGTAACTTCTCAGCCTTCAACGATAACTGGATAGCATCCAGCGATGAGGCAAAAGTAATAGCTGAAAAAATAGCCCAAGGCGATGGATTGTGCGCTGCCCATTTAATCGACGGCAAGCGTAAGAAAGGCGACACTGGTTTTATCAAAGCAGGTGTCGTGATCATCGACATCGATAACCAACTCGACGGCAAGACTGCCGACGGAGAGAAAATAAAGGACATTCAGTTAACAGTCGAACAAGCACTCGAACTAGACGTCTGTAAAAAATACCTTTCGTTCGCCTATTACTCGCCGAGCAACACACCGGATTGGCCCCGTTTGCGCCTTGTTTTTGGACTCGAACGAGACATCGTTCAGCCAGATTTTTACCGGTGGTTTGTACGTACAATCGCCGGCAAAATTCCGGGTTCGGACAAGCGAGCGACCCAGACAGTCAACCTGTTCTACGGCGGTAAGAGTCTTAACGATCTCATCTGCTGCACCGACAAGTTCATACCCAGCAGCGTGATCGACAACGCTGCTCAGGTGTTCGCCACGCTGCCGACTGAACTCGGCGACAAGGGCGACGCAGCCGAGGCGCTCGAAGTTGAGGTCGATCCGGCTGGGTGCCCGCTCGAACCGCTGTTGAGCAAGAACGTTCAGAACATGCTGAACGGAGAGCCCGTGGAGGACCGAAGCCTAGCCATGGCAATCGGTCTCAAGGAAATCATCGGATGGTCAAATTGGTGCCGCACGAACGACGTGCCGCTAAAAGAGGTTCCTCTTGACACGGCGCACCGCTTGTTCTACTCTATCTACGAGTACGCCCCAGAGCTTGATGGCAAATTCAACCGGATCCTGACTTCGATCACGAATGCAGATGAGCTGCTTCCTGCAGCGGCAATGGCCGCCGATGAACCCGAGCTTGCCTGCTGGCGCAAAGTTAAGTACGCAGACCGTTCGCTATTCGCGAATATCTGTCCAGAACAAGTCAGGGATCAGCTCAAGGCCAAAAAAGCAAAACCAAAAAACTCTGTGCTCTCCGTTGAAGACTTCAGTCTGACCGAAGAGCCGACTCCAAAACAAACATCAAAAACAACATCAACAACGACGGAGGAACCCATGGCCGCAACCACGCCGCAGACTCCTGCTCAGCTCATCAACCTGCAGAACAATGAGCGGGCGTTCAGTGAGAACGACATCGCGGAAGTTATCTCCAGCAACTACGGGGATGAATTTCTGTACGACTCTTCCCTGGACGAGTTCTTTAGCTACGACAAAGACGAAGGCATCTGGTTTCTCAGCGACGAGCAGCATATAAAACGACGCATCCTGAAAGCCCTGGATACTTTTGTACAGACTGGAATACTGCAGCGTTATAACAGTGGCACTGTAAACAGCATCTTCATGCTGCTGAAAGCTCGACTGCTGCGTTCAATCAAAGGGGGCCGCCAATCTATCTGGACCTCAAACCGAGGCAAAGTTGCATTCAAGAATGGCGTTCTTGACGTCAGTGATTTGGAGTTTCAGGACGGGTTTCAACGCGATCTATATTTCCGTAGCCGACTCGGGTTTGATTTCAGCGAAGACACGAACTGTCCCAAGTTTTCGACCTGGCTTGAATGGGCGGTTGGCAAAGATAACGTCGTGATCATTCGTGCATTCTGCAGGGCTGTGCTTGTCGGTTACTCGACCGGTGAACGGTTCCTGCACTTGATCGGTGCTGGCGGCTCCGGTAAGTCCACGCTGCAACAGGTGCTCATCGCTTTGGCTGGATATACCGGTACACACACTTCCGACCTGGAGACCATTGAGACCAACCGGTTCGAAGGGCACAGTCTGATCGGCAAACGCTTGCTGCTCCTGACTGACGAAGCGTCTTTCAGCCGTCGCCTAGACACCCTGAAAAAGCTGACCTCAGCAAGTGATACGTTGCGTGCAGAGCGCAAGTACGGCAAAGAAGTCATCAACTTCAAGCCCGAGCTACTTGTGTCGATCGCGTCGAACGAGCACATCAGCAGCTCCGACATCAGCAGCGGTCTGGAGCGCCGGCGCCTGACCATCGTGATGAACAACGTGGTCAACGCGTCCAAGCGCCGTAATTTGATCAGCGTGTTCCCTGATCACATCGAAGGCGAGTTCGCTCCTGAGCTGCCGAATATTGCCGCCTGGGCACTTGCCATGGGACATGATCAAATGCGTGAAGTGCTGGCCAACCCAACTAAGTTTGCTCCCACGCTGAACACGACAAACATCGAAGCGCTGATCTTCAACAACCCGATCGTGGCGTGGCTTGCAGAGTGCACCATGTACGCACCCAGCTCGTACACAGTTCTAGGTGCCGGAGCCCTCAAGCCGAATATCGACGAACAGGAGAAAGGTCTGTACGTTAAAAACGCTTTCACGGAAGTTTATGCCAGCTACTGCAACTTTGCCAAGTGCAACGGGTTCCGTACGATTGCCAAACCTCGTTTTGTTGATCGACTACGAGAAACGACTAACAACGTTTTAAAAGTGCCGGGTGTTCAGTCCAAGTTTATTAATGGCAAGGCTGTGATACAAGGGCTTATAATCAAGCCGTACGATCCAACCACGGATCCCCGCAACCGGGGCGCCAATCGTCTGCCTTCACCAGTGGACTTCGCGGCAAACCCGAACGTGTGGGACAAAGCATTCGCTGAGCACGATCCCAAACCATCAGATGACAATCAATAAAAATCTGCTCGCGGCGACTGCTGGCTTAGGGCTTGCAGTCGCCGGGCTCATTCAAAATCCCGCCGTATGGCCGACAATCGGTGCTGCTGCAGGGGGTTCTGTCGTCAGCCTGTCGTTGCTTTCATCGAAGAAAGACAAAGAACGAATTGAAGCGGAGCGAGCCGCCAAAGTGTCTAAAGCACTTAGCTATTGCTACGAAAATTTCAAAGGCTTGGTTTCTCCGCAACAACTAGCTTTCCACGCCGAGCTAGAACTCGAACAGGCTGACCGTCTGTTGGAAAGTCTGGTGGCTCCCCAGAACGGCGGCCAACGAATCGACACCCCTATGGGGGCTGTCTACTCGTTCGATCACCCGGAACAGGTGCTGACGCAACTGAGCCAAAACGCTCAGGCCTGGGCAGACAGCCAGACTCAAGAAGTCATTAAAGAAAACGCTGTGCTGAAACAGCAAGTTCAGTGGCTCAGTAGCGCAGTGCAGGCTCGCCAGTTAGTGCCCACGCCGCCTGCCGCCGCTCAGGAAACATTCAAAAACAACAATGACGCGCCTAGTGTCGTAGGCGATCCGTGGAAAAATATGCTATAGTTAAAGAACCGCGCGAGAGGAGAACCCCCAACGCCCCCATGAAGGGCACCGGGGGTTTTCTTATAGGGATATTACAAGTCGGCAAGGCGTTTCATGCCCTCGCCATTTTCGGCATAAAGACGATGGAGAGCCGCTAAGGCAGCAGTTTCTTTTTTGATTTCTTCAGTTTCCTGCCGCACCTGTTTGATCCGGCGATCGAGCGGTTCTAGCCAGTTGTGTTCAGACATAAAAGTAGACACGATTAATTAATTTCTAAGTTTTCAATAGCCCGCCAGCCTTCAACCGCAGGGTTATCCGAACGAAGCAGCGCTTTAATCGAAGTCGGGACGTATGCCGACAAAGCCCTGCCAATGTCATGGGCGATGTATTTGTGTTCCTTCTGTGTACCGTTAGCGCCCCTAAGACCAACATAAAAAATCCAATCCCGTAAGGTGCCCTGCATGTGCAGCTTAGTGGGTGTGCACATAGGAAGAATGTTCCGAGCGCACTCACGAGCCACGCCGGACTCAAGCAGCGTCTGGTACAGCCCCTCGATCTCAGAAAAGACCTCTTTAACGCGCTCTTTTAAGACCGATTTAACGGTCGGATCAAGCGTATCCAGACTGTTCTGGCGATCTTTAAAATCTTGAGCTCGGAGCTCAAAATCCCAGCAATCAGCCCAGGCGTCCTCTAATACTTTATCAGGCGTACAGTACCGCTGAGAAAGCTCCTGGTAATGGAAAGATCTGTGACGAATGATTTGAGCTGAAATTGCACGACTCGTGACGATCTCAAACGAAGCACAGACTTGCTCAAAGATACTCCAGTGACCTTCGTTAATACAGAAGGTCAACAGCTTTTCGAATTCAGCACGATCGGGATTCTTGGTGCTGACCCGAGCGTGCCGAGCTACAACAGCCTCAGGATCCTGAGTGATCCAATCAAGCTTAGCGTTGTGCAAACTGTTCACCAGACGGCTGTTGGGCTGCAGGTACTATACCGATCGCGGATGCCACGCGCTCCACAATGCCGGGGTTTTCCTTAATGACCTGGCCTGCCCAGCGATCCCCGTACTGAGGGATAGCAGCTGGATTGATGTTGATCAGAGAACCTGCGAGACGGGTCATGTGCGGGGAAAAGTTTGTTGGTAACGAAGGCGAGACGTAACTTCAGAAGGCGTGATACGTGCCATGCGTGCGGCGTCTAGACCGAAACGCTGTCCAGCTAAACGAATCGGAAAGTCGTTATCGGTCACTTTAAACCCTCTTTCTTCATCTTGGCCAGGGCTAACAGATTGTCAGCCATATTGCTGGATTGAAAGGGGTACGCGTCGCCAAAAGAAGGTGTTTGAAGCATAGTTTGCTTCGGAACGGAGGTCAACTGGCGCAGCATTTGGCGCGTCTTAGGAGTATCTTCGCTGAGGGAAATCATGTACTCAGCCTGACTCATATCGTCAGGCGAGTTAGGAAGAGGAATGTTGCGCTGATTATATCCCGCAGGTCCCGTTAGAGCCGTGGATTTCTTGATATTCCCCTCCCCAAACTCTACAGGACCTATAGGGGGCCTAGAGTAAAAGCCGCGATCGTGTGCGTACTGTGCCGACACTCGATTGGTGTTGTCCATCTGAGCCACGCGGCGAATGCCGATCATGGGCTCTTGGTTTAGCGTACCCAGGGTAGGCATCGCCAACTGAGGCATCGCTTCGGGCGCTGTACCTCTATCAGAGCCGGGAATGATCGCCATCTTATTTGTTGTCCCCGCGATTAGCGCTTCTAGACCGTACCCTTATGTTAGCGGAGGAATTGTTATGAGGGTTGCGATCACGATGATCCACATCCTGGCCATCTCTCTTATGGACCCGACCCTGCTTTTCCAGATGACGACGCGCCTTATTACGCGCAGCTCGCCGCTTCTTTTGTTTCTCAGTGCCTTGATACTCCCTATATTCTTTATCGTAATCTCTAGCCATCCTGCTAACTAACTACTCACTTAGATTATATCAAACAACTGTAGACTTTAAATTCATAGCCGCGAACTGAACCAGCATAAGATCCGTTTTAACTGAGTTACGCAGGAACACAGCCGTGTCGTTACAAAACTGTTGCCACAATCCGGTATACAAACCGTTCTTACGTTCGTATAAATCGTAAAGGAAGTCCAAAAAATCTGCCCGGTTCTGCTCCTCCTTAACGCTCCAGTTTGCAAGAAGCTCTGCGTATTTGTCGGTAGTTGCCACGCGGCGCTGGGGTCGGGCCTTTCAGTTTACTCGGTGAGAATGTCTATTCGGATGCCTGTAACTTTTTTGTCAGCAACATCCTGGATCAGATTCGCCTGATTCAAC